TAAAATTAATATCATGAAAATAAAACTTTTAATACCAATTAGTAAAGAGGGTCGTAATTACAATGAGGGTGATATAATTGAAATTAACGAACTTAATTCAAGTAAATGGATTTCTAAAGGATGGGGTGAAGCTATTGTTAAAAAAGAAGCTAAGCCAAAAAAAGAAACTAAAGAACTAAAATTAAAATCTAAAGAAACCAAAAATGAGGCAAGTAAAGATTAATTCAACTACTGGGTCGGAAATTGTTACATCCGCTGATTTAAAACTATTTGCAAAAATAGATACAACAGCTGATGATGCGATTATTGCAAGGCAAATAACTCAAGCTAGGATATGGTGTGAGAATTATATTTCAAGGGATATTGTTGCAAAAAATAGAAGCTATTATTTAGATGAAACCAGCGGTACATTTACAATACCATTTGGGCCAGTTGCATCAATATCTAGTATTCATGCTGATGGCGTTGCATTAACACATACAAATGTTGGTTTAGACAAAGAAACTATTGAGCTGGATAATGGTTATGCTAAAAAAGTAACTGTTGTATATATTACTGCTGGTCTTAATGATTCTTTATTACAACAAGCTATATTGCAACTAGCCACAACATATTATGAAAATAGAGTTGATTTTAATTCTGGTGATGAAAACAATGCATCTGATTTAATACCAACCGATACAAGGGATATTTTAAATTCATATAAAGCAATGTTTTTATAATGAATATAGGTAAACTAAATACTAGAATACAGATAAAAAAATTAACTAATGTATCTGATAATTTTGGCGGTTGGACCAATTCTGTTACTAATTATATTGATATTTGGGCTAAGTACAAACAAGTCAAAGGATTAAGAACATCAACAGATGGCCAAAGACAAACCAGGACTGAGGTTGAATTAATATGCCGAGCTGATACAATAGATTTTATTGATGCTAATATTGGTGGTCAAGAGTGGTTTTTTCAAATAGATGGCGTTGATGAGGATTACAGAATAAATGATATTTACGAAAGTGAATATAAAAATTATACAAAAATAATAGGAATTAAAATTGAATAATGGCAAAAGCTGGTGTTAAAATAAATAGTAGTGATTTAGTTTTGCTAAATAAAAAGTTAAAAAAACTTAAAAAAATTAGCGAACAAAAACTAAGTAGTCAAATAGGTTATACAGCCGCTAACATAGTATCAAAAGCTGTTAAAAAAGTTCCTGTTGATACTGGTAATTTAAAACAATCAATTAGCTTTGGTTCACAAAAGAATAAAGCGTATGTTGAAGCGACTGCAAAATATGCACCTTATATTGAGTTTGGTACTGGTGGTGCCATAAATACTAATGATGCTGAGGAACTAGGTATAAGTGCATCAATGATAAAAGCTATGTTTAGTGGCCAAGGTAAAAGAGAGGTTACAATGAAGCCACAACCATATTTTTTTAATTCTGTTAGAGAGGGTTTTTATGAATTATTACAAAAATTAGAACAAGAGCTAAAAAAAGCAACAAAATAATGAAAGACCCTATAAAATTTATAAGACAAAAAATAATTACAACTTGCGGTGGTAATATAAGTTATAATGGTGCAAATGTGCCATTTTATAACAGAGTGCCTAATAATGTATCATTCCCTTATGTGAGAGTTTATGGTTTATCAACAAATGCTATTGATGATAACCAAACAAAATATAATGTTGAATGTATTACTAGAATTGAGGTTGTTACTAGATTTCAAAGTACAACAGGTGGTGATTTACAAGCTAATACAATCATGAGTGATATAATGAATTTAATTATAAGTAAAAATCAAAGTGCATTTGATTTAACATCTAATAATTTTAATTGTTATGCGGTTCAAAATTCTGGCGTAACATATTTACAAGAGGATTTAACAGACCATACATATTTTAGGGCAATATTAGAATTATCAAATAAAGTTGAACAAACAAATTAAAAAAATGGCATTACAAGACATGAAAATATATTTATTTAATACAATTGCACTAGGTTTATCATTAACAAATATTGAAGTAACTTTGCGAATAGTTTTGCTTATTGCAACTATAATATATACAATACAAAAAATAAAAAGTAAAAAACAAGATGGCGACAAAAATTAGTGAAGATACTAACGTACAACTAGATTTAAAAACAATCGGAATTATCATTGCTGGTACAATTTCACTAGCTAGTATGTGGTTTACATTACAAGGCGATATAACTGATTTACAAAATAAAATTGATAATTTTTCTGGTGATGAATTTGTACAACAAATGGAGTTTAAATTTAAAGATGAATTAATTAGAACTAACATTGTTCAAATTGATAAATTAACAGAAAACATAAAAGAGGATGTTGAGGAAAATAAAGAAGCAATAAAAGATTTAGAAGATAAAGTTTATAAAAAAAGATGAAAAAATTTATATTATGTGTGATATTTGTATTGGTTGCGGTTTGTGTTAAAGCTCAAGATTTAACATTGATGCATATTAACGCTAGTTGGAATGTATCAAATAATTTTAATTTAAGAGGTATTGAAAATGCAAAAGTTAAATTTGCATTATTAGAGGACCAGGCACCCTCATTAAGGTCTCAGATTAAATCTGTGCCAATAATTATTTTACTTGATAAAAATGGTAAACCTCGAGGCCAATGGAAAGCTGATTTAAGTTTCAAAATTACAGCTACAAAAGATGAAATACAGCAAAGAATTAATGAAATAATGCTAGAAGGCACAAAACCTAGAAGGGCAACAACAAACTAAAAATAAATTATGATTAGTAAACACATTTCTGAAAAAGAAGCTACTAAAAGTATTACAGCAATGCGATTAGGACTTGCAAATACACCAGATGGCAACATTTTATCTAATATGAAAGCAGTTGCGGAAAACATATTTGAGCCGCTTAGAAAATGGGTTGGTGGTCCAATAAAGATAAATTCTTTTTATAGGTCTGAGGCACTTAATAAAGCCATTGGCGGTGCATCAAAAAATGGCAAACAAACCTCGCAACATTGTTTTGGATATGCAATGGATATTGATGACATCTATGGTCATAAAACAAATGCTGAAATGTTTAATTATATAAAAGAAAATTTAAACTTTGACCAAATGATATGGGAGTTTGGTGATAGTACAAATCCTGACTGGGTCCATGTTAGTTATGTAAGTGATTCAGTTAATAGAAACCGCATATTAAAAGCGGTTAGAGACAAGGGTAAAACTAAATATATAGATATTACAAATAGTTAAATGAACTGGGAGTTTGCAATAGTAGAAAAATTAACAACTGGACCATTATTAGGGTTTAGCTACTATCCAGCAGATGACTTTAATGACTGGACAGAATTTAATTTATATTTAATTTTATTTGTAATGCATTTTAAATTTTATAATAATGAGTAATAAAAAAAAATTCAAAGAAACTACTGTTGGTAAATTATTATTTGGTGCGGCATCAATGATAAACCCAACATTAGGCAAAGTATTAAGTGGTGTAAGTTCACCGCAAGATGCATTAGCTGAAATAAGCAAATCAAAAATATCTACTGATGACAAAATAAAATTACAGCAATTAATTTACGACCAACAAAATAAAGAGATGGATTCTGTTACTGACAGATGGAAAGCTGACATGAATAGTGTAAACTCAGGTTGGCTAAGTAAAAATGTACGCCCATTAGTATTAGTGTGGTGCATAGTAGTTTTTTCATTAGCTGGTATTTTAGATAGTGTAAATTCAATAGATTTTCAAATTAATTCATTATGGAATGATACTTTTGAAAAGGTTATGTTAGCAGTTGTATTTTCATTTTTTGGTGGGCGTACATTTGAAAAGGGTGCAAATATAATTACTAGCAATAAAAAATAAATAAACAATGGAAACTATAAAACACATTTTTGGATTTTGTGGGGAATCACATCCAAATATATTTACATTAATTTTGGTTATAGTATTATTTAAAATTTTAATTAATAAACTATATAAAGCTAAATTTAACAATGGCTAAAAACATAGTAAACAATTACAGAAAAAAGCATAAAAAAAGGCGGCCAGGTGTTCATTCTAAAAACGCATCCAAAAGTCAAAATGGTTATAAGAAAAAATCTAGGGGTCAAGGAAAATCAAGGTAGCTAAAATTGCTTAAATTTGTAGTTTAAAATAAATATATGGCTACTACATTTACTGGCTTAAGGGTTCAAGATACTTATAATGCAATCCTAAAAATAGGCGATAATACAAATTTAACTGGAACTGCAAAACTACTAAGCGATGGCCTTGGTAATGCATCCGCTGTTTATTTATCGACTACTAGATTAGGTATTGGTGTAACTCCAACATATCAATTTCAAACAAGTGCAAACGCTAAAATTGGTGGTAATTTAATTATTGCTGGTGATTTAACAGTAAATGGTACAACTACAATTATTGATTCAACAATTATTGCTATTGGTGATAATATGATTGAAATGGCCAAAGGCAATACAGCTAATACAAAAGACATTGGCTGGTATGGTAAAATAGTATCTACTGGTACTAAGTATGTTGGAATGGCTTATGATGCATCAACTGGTATTGCAACGCCAAAATTTAATTTAGGTTTTGGAACTGTTGAGCCAGGCAATACATTTGCAACAACTGTTACTGGTACTTTAGTCGCTAATTTAGAGGGTAATGTAACTGGTGGTACAATATCTGGTACAACTGGAACTTTTAGTGATGATGTAAGTATAGCAGTTTCTAAAAAATTAAAATTTGGTGGTGGTAGCCATACATATATTAATGAGGATATTGATGATAGATTGAGGTTTTTTACTGGTGGTGCAGAGTTTATGAGGTTTACAGAAGACACTACTAATACTGTACATTTATTTGAAAAAACAATAATTGAAAATCAACTTGAGGTAGATAATAATATAAGTGGCACAACAGCAACATTTACTGGCTTAGTAACTGGTATTGCACCAACATCTGATTTAAATTTTGCTACAAAAAAATATGTTGATGATAATACACCTACTGTTACAACACCAGCATTAAGTGCTGTTTTAGCTGTTGGTAATACATCTGGCTCTAATAATCTAATTATACAAGATAATGATGAATTAATTTTGGGTAGTGGCTCAGATTTTAAAGCATATCATAATCAAACAAATACACTATTTAGAATTAATACAGGCGATTTAATTTTTAATTCATTTGTAACAGATGGTGATATTAAATTTAACTTAGATGATGGCGGTGGTTCTTTGACCGAGTATTTAAGATTAGATGGGGGTGCTATTAAAACAATAGCAAATAAAAACATTGCATTTATAGATAATGTAAAAGCTGAGTTTGGTAACTCAGGAGATTTACAAATATATCACGATGGAGGACACAGTTATATAGATGATGTTGGCGAAGGAAGTTTATTTATACGAGCTGATGCTTCATTAAATTTTAAAAGCAATTCCCAAAATGAAAATTGGATTACTTGTACCTCAAATGGAAAAGTAGATTTATGGTATAATGGTAGTAAAAAGTTTGAAACTACAAACACAGGTGTTAGTGTTACAGGTGGTGCCAGTTTTACCAATAATGTTTATGCACCTATATATTATGATACAAATAATTCTAGTTATTATTTTGATGGTGCTGGTACAAGTGCTTTTAATATTGCAACTTTTACAGGAAATGGAATATTTTCAGGTCAATTAAGCCCTAGAGTTAAAACAACTGGTAACGCAGAAACTGGTTTTCCAGGATTTATGTTATCAAACACTAATCAAGAATATGAAATAATTGTTGCTGGTAATGATTCTAATAAATTTAAAATAAGAAGTGTAACAGGTTCTTCAGATTTACTAAATATTGAAAGTGGTGGTAACGCAACTTTTGCTGGGGGTATAACTGCACAAACTATACATTATAATGGTATTGTTAATAGTGGTTCACCAGCTGGTGATGCAACTATTGGTCGTAACCATGCTTATGATACTTTAGAACTTAAAGGTTATGGTGGCGAATTAATGATTGGCGCTCAAGCTACATCGATAGATATAAATTATAGAACTTGTAATAATAACACAAGTGGTCATACACCCACAACTTGGAATTGGAGAGCTGGAAGTTCAAATAACTGGTCCGACCATAATTTTGGTAGAGTAACAAGTTATTCAGATATGAGGGCACCAATATACTACGATTCTGATGATACAACATATTATGCTAATTTAGGTTTCTCATCTGTAAACTCAAGTTCAGTTTCATTAAAAGTTAGGCAAACAGTAGTTATTGGAGACAGTAGCACATATAATCAAAACGATGGTGGTTGGGGAGCTAGATTAATTGTAAGTGACAATGTACACGCTAGAATAGATGTTGCACAAGATGCTAATTCTGTTCGTGCATCGTGGCACACACATACTGGTCAATTATACTCAACATTTGGTACTGTAACTAGCCATGCAATGTATTTAATGAGCCATAATAGTATAAGACAAAAATTAGAAAATGGTTATAGTAAAGAGGAGGGTTCATATAGGGCACCAATATTTTATGATAGTGGCAATACAGCTTATTATGGGGATTTTGCAAATACTGGTATAGCTTTAAATGTAGCTGGTAGAATACAAACATCTAGTACAGGTTTGGCCTCTGCACCATCTTTAGAAATTAATAATCCTAGTTCATCTGCTTTTATACATAGTGCTGAAATTTTAGGTGCTAATATGACTAGCGGTCAAACAAATATTGTGGTTATTGGTAAAGAGGGCACAACAAAACAAGCTGGATATATAGGATATAATTGGACAGCAAATAATAGTAATAATAATTTTGTTAGTATAGGTCATTGGTCGGCTGACCATTTATTAAGAGTGTATGGTGATGTAATTACAACAACTGTTGGTATTAGATGTGATGCCGATGTTAGAGGTACAATATTTTATGATAGTAATGATACAAGTTATTATTTAAATCCAAATGCTACAAGTGTTTTAAATGCAGTTACATTTAATGGTGATATACAAGCACCAGGCATATATGTTGGTTCTTCAAATACAAGTTTTGATTTTTATAACAATGGAACAAGTTATTTTAATGGTGTAAGTACATTTGATGACATTATTAAAGTACCTAGTGCATCACATTTTATCCACATGGGTGATGGCTTATCAACAACTAGCCAAATTAAATTTGGTAGTACAAGTTGGAACAATAGTTTAGGTTTAGAAAGTTTTTATATGGTTTTAAGAACTAACCGAAACGAGGGGGTAAAATTTATTGATTCTGATGGTTATACTTATGCTCAATTTAATGCTAGTAATAATTCTGCTGGTGCATATAACACAATCTTAACAGGAAACTTGTATGCTTATGCATTATATGACCAAAACAATACTGCATATTATTTAAATCCGAATGGTGCATCAACATCTTTGTCAACATCAGGAAAATGGGTTTGTCAGGGTGGTCATAGTAGTGCTAGGTTACAATTAAATTATGCACATGGTAGTGATGCTGCTAATAGTGGCACATTAACTGGCTGGGTTTCTGAACCTGGTATGACTTATAATAGTGCTGGTATTGGTGGAAACATTCATGTAAATGGTCAATATTATGGTAGAGCTTATAACTCTGGCTATGGTTGTTATGTAAGGTTTAATAAGGGCAATGGTAGTGTAGAACATTGGGAAACAACTGGAAATTCTGGGGTTAGTGGTGGTCAAGGTACTATGAGATGGTACAGTGATAGGCTTGGTAATTCATTTGCAACATCATCAAGTAGGGCACCTATATTTTATGATTCACAAAGTACTGGATATTATTTAAATCCAAATGATAAAAGTAATTTGTATAGTATAAAACTTAATGGTTTTTTAACTGGTACATCTGCTGGTTGTGCTGAAATAGGCAGAAACCACGCCTATGATACAATGGAGTTAAAAGGATATGGTGCTGAATTTATGATTGGTGCCCAAAGCACTCAAATACATATTAATTATAGAACTTGTAATAATGGAGCTAGCGGACACACACCAACTGATTGGTATTGGCGAGCTGGTTCAGCAAGCTCATTTGCTAATTTGCACATGGGCATGATGTCAGCTACCACACAAGCAAGGGCACCTATATTTTACGATTCTAGTGATACAACCTACTATGTTGACCCAGCAAGTACCTCTACATCAGCTAAACTAAGACAATTTGTTGTTATTGGGGATAGCTCAACTTATAATTCTAATGATGGTGGCTGGGGAGCAAGATTGGTAGTTTCAGATAATGTACACGCTAGGATTGATGTAGCACAAGATGCAAATGCTATGCGGTCAACTTGGTATGCTCATACTGGGCATAGTTATTCTTTCTTTGGTACTATTACTGGACATCATCAATACTTATTCAGCCATAATGTATTAAGGCAAAAATTAGAAAATGGTTACAGTCAGGAAACTGCATCATATAGGGCACCTATATTTTATGATTCAAATAACACAACATATTATATTGACCCAGAAAGTAGTGGTACATCACTTAATATGGCTGGAAAAGGAGTTTTTGGTGGTGATGTAATTGCTTATTCTGATAAAAAATTAAAAACTAATATTAAAACATTAGATGGTACTAAAGTTTTAAAAATGAGAGGTGTTAGTTTTGATAGAATTGATAGTAATAAAAAAAGCTCTGGTGTTATAGCTCAAGAATTACAAAAAATTGCACCAGAATTAATTACAGAATCAAATGGCACATTGGGGGTTGCTTATGGTAACCTTGCTGGATATTTAATTGAAGCTATAAAAGAACAACAAAAAACTATTGAACAACTAAAAGATAGAATAAATAAATTAGAAAAATAATTAATATATTTGCATTATGAATATAACATATACTTGGAAAATTACAGCAATGAAAATGGCACCATCTTTAGATGGTTTATCAGATGTAATTACAAATGTACAATTTGAATATAAAGGCACAGATAGTGATTCTGGGTTTTCACATTCTTTTATGGGCGCTATAC